ATGAAAAAAAAGAATATCTTAAACTTAATAAAATACCATGAAGAAAAAAATGACTCAGGATTTAGAACGGAAGCATATGAAATAGCACGTTATTTTGATAAAATTGGAAATTATCAACTATCACAATATATAATGTCTCTTTTATCAGACACAAATACTTTTTCACCACAAATGGATGAGAATAATGAAGTGTTTTTTAAGAGATTAGAAACAGCAAACGAATCACTACCATTACCTGAATCCATAAAAGATAATATAGTAGGGATTGTAAATGCTGTAGGACATAATGCTGGGGTGAATAAGTTTTTATTTGAAGGACCACCAGGTACAGGGAAGACAGAAAGTGTAAAACAAATAGCAAGAATATTAGAACGTGAACTATTTGTAGTTGAATTTGACACAATTGTAGATAGTAAACTAGGCCAGACCTCTAAAAATATTGCACTTCTTTTTGAAGAAATTAAAAATCTATCAAACCCAAAGAAAATTATTATTTTATTTGATGAAATTGATGCTATTGCAATTGATAGAATTAACTCTAATGACTTAAGAGAGATGGGTAGAGCTACATCAGCAGTATTAAAAGGACTAGATGGACTTAATGATAATGTAGTATTAATTGCGACTACAAATTTATATAATTCATTTGACAAAGCATTAACCCGTCGCTTTGACTCTATAATAGATTTTAGCCAATATAGCAGAGAAGATTTGATAGAAATTGGAGAAATTATTTTGAATGACTTTTTAAATAAATTTAAATTTGCAGGTCGAAATATGCGTTTGTTTAAAAAAATTCTTGCTCTTTTAGAGCCGATACCCTATCCAGGAGAATTGAAAAACTTAATAAAATCTTCTCTTGCATTTAGTGATTCTAATAATGAATACGACTACTTAAAACGATTATATAAAACTATTACTAGGGATAGTAAAAAAAATAACTTGAAAGAAATACAAGAAAAAGGATTTACTGTCAGAGAACTTGAAATATTAACAGGAATTTCAAAAAGTCAAATATCACGAGATTTGAAAGGAGAAGTAAATGAATAGTTTGCTACACTTAAAAGGAACTTTTGAACAAGCACCTCGTCGTTCGGAAATGGGCTCTCCAGAGTTACCGACTAACACCAGTGTTAAGGTAGCACATTTAAGGGAACTTAGAAATAATTTATTAGAACAAAAAAAATTTTGGGAAAAAGAAAATATATTTACAGGTGCATTAGTGAGTATTTATTATAAAAAAATTGCTGCAAAGAGTAATCGAATAAGAAGTTTATTATCTAAAGGAAACATAAAATCTAATAATACAATAGTAGGTGCAAGATTTACAAAAAATGAGAATAAACATATTATTACTCATTATGTCCAAATTAATATAATAGATGAATCAATTTTAAGATTAGATTCATCTATTGATATATTAGAGAAATCTTTTAATGGAGAAATCTTTCATCCTATAAATGAAAAAATTAAAGAAAAAAATATTGATTTTTCAGCAGAAAAAATCGCTAAAACAATTTTTTTACAGACAATAGTAGATACTAATTTTGTTGAGAAAATAGGAACTTTTATGGATGAAGACGAGTTAAAAGAGAATGCAATTATTACTATATTTAAAACAGATAATAAAGCAACTGAAATATTAAAAAAAATAGGAATTGATTTACCACAGGCAAGTGTTATAGATGAAACTACAATTTTATTAAAGCCTGATGATTTGATCATATTAAAGCAAAAAGCAGCATATTTAATTGCAATGGGAGTAAGTGATTTATCAGAATTGGATTCAGGATCTTTCGATTTTAAAAATAATAATATTTTAACTATACCTAATCCAACAACAGAACCTATTATAGGTGTTATAGATACTCTCTTTGAAAAAAATGTTTATTTTTCAAAATGGGTTGAATATCATGATATGGTTTCAGATGAAATTCCTAAAGTTTCAAGTGACTATATTCATGGGACATCAGTCTCATCAATTATCGTAGATGGTCCTTCTTCAAATCCTAATATGGATGATGGGTGTGGAAGATTTCGTGTACGTCATTTTGGTGTTGCTACAGGGAAGCAATTCAGTTCATTTTCAATTATTAAGCAGATTATAGAAATAATAACAAGAAATAGAGATATTAAGGTTTGGAATTTATCATTAGGATCAAAACTTGAAATAAATAAAAATTTTATTTCTCCAGAGGCAGCTATTCTGGATAAAATACAAATAGAAAATGATATCTTGTTTGTAATATCTGGAACAAATAAGAATACAAATGATTCTCAACCGATGAGAGTAGGGGCTCCTGCCGACTCAATCAATTCACTTGTTGTAAATTCGGTATCATTTGATAAAAAGCCGTCATCCTATTCAAGAAGTGGACCTGTTCTATCTTTTTTTACAAAACCTGATATTAGTTATTATGGGGGAGATGATCAAACTCGTATTCGAGTTTGTACACCAACAGGAGAAGCTTTTGTAAGTGGAACCTCTTATGCTGCACCTTGGATTTCAAGAAAGATGTCTTATTTAATTGATGTTTTAGGACTTACTAGAGAAGTTGCAAAAGCATTAATTGTACATTCTTCTACTGGTTGGCTTAAAGCAGAAATATCTTCTTCATTAATTGGTCATGGAATTGTTCCAATAAAAATTGAAGATATAGTAAAAGTTCCATCTGATGAAATTCAATTTTTTTTATCAGGTGTTTCTGAAAAATTTGACACTTATAACTATCATATCCCTGTACCGATAAATAAAGATAAGCACCCTTTTATTGCGAAATTAACATTATGTTATTTTCCTTCTTGTTCAAGAAATCAAGGGGTTGATTACACTAATACAGAGCTTGATATATCTTTTGGAAGAATTAATAAATCTAAAATTAAAACAATAGATAATAATTATCAACATTCTGAAGCGGAGCATTTTATTTATGAAAAAGACGCAAGAAAGAGGCTACGAAAATGGGATAATATTAAGCATATTCGTGAAATAATAAAAAAGAAGAATGGTAATAAAAAAGTATATGAACCAAGTGGTAATTGGGGAGTTAGTTTAAAAACGACTGAACGTCTTGATGAAAAACATGGAGTGGGAATTAAATTTGGAATTATAGTAACTTTTAAAGAAATTTATGGTGTCAATAGGATAGATGATTTTATTAGAAACTGCAATTTTCGTGGCTGGATTGTGAATAAAATTGATATTAAAGCTAAAATTGATCTTTATAATGTTGCAGAGGAAACTATTAGTTTTGATGATATGTAATAAATTAAAAATAAAATTAAATGTTATATCCAGTATGTATTATTTATGGCTTTTAATTTTATTCAAAATATTTTAAAATAAAAAAAAAGGAGGAACTGTATGGCAAAATGTAAAGTAACTAAAAAAGTATCAAAAGCAGGAAAAGATCTTGGAACTTCAAATAATTCAAAAGTTAAATCTGCTGCAGGAAAAACATTACAAGAACACAAAGCAAAACAGCATTAATCAGAAGTATTAAGTAGTAAAATATTATCTAATGTAAAGCACCATATCATTTAATTCATGATGTGGTGCTTTATATTTTTATATCTATTTCTAAAGGATTATATGAAATTATTTTTATTTCATTTATTATTAAATTAAGAATTTCTTTTATCTCATAAAAATTTTCTTCTGTTATATTTTTTAATATCATTTGGAGAGAATCTAAATTAGTATATTTTGAATTATTGTTTCTCAACTTAAAGATTCTTTCATTTAATTCTGTGAGCTCCTTTCTTTTCTTTAAAATTATTCTATCAATTTCAGAAGTTTTTTGTTTAAACTTTTCTTTGGTTAGAAAATTCTCTGAAAAGAGTTCAACAAATTCATTTTTTTTCTTTTCCAATTCTATAATTTCAAGATTAATAATATCTATTTCTGCTATAAAATCTATGGAATCAAAATCAATAGTATCTAATATTTTCAACTTATTATTAGAAAAAAGATTTTCATAAATAAGAGGATCAAGTTTTTTTATATTTATAGATTTTTTGCATTTAGCACATCTATAATGATAAATTTCTTTTTTTAACCTATTTCCATTCAAAGGACCACCACAATAACATTTTAATAATCCTGAATAAAGATACTTACTTTTCCCTTTTTTATTTACAAATTTAATTTTATTAGATAAAACTATTTTTTGAATCTGTTCCCATTCCTCTTTAGAGATTATAGGTTCTATGACTCCCCAAGTTATTTGAGGTGTGGGATTTTGCTTTCTAACACCTGTATTCAAGTCTTTTATTCTATTTGAATATCTCATTCCACCTGCATAGATAGGATGCTTTATTCTAGCTAGTAAAGTACTATAAACCATGTTATATTTTTTAGCAGTTTCTCTTGCACTTCTTAATTTTATAATTTCCCTAAAAACACTTTTCATAATTTCAGAATAAAGACCATCAGGGACATATTCAGTTCCCTCTAGTCTGTATCCATAAGGAATACTCCCCCCCATATATTTATTATGTTCTGCTCTCTTTCGTGAGTTTGATTTAGTTCTTTTAGATATGTTTTCTCTTTCATTTTCTGCCATTATTCCAGTAAGATATAACATCATTCTTCCCTCTGGAGTATTAGTACATAAACTGGACTCAGTGGAACTAATAAAATCAATATCATATTTTCTCATTTCATTTATAAATAACATTCTATGGAGTAAATTCCTAGATAATCTATCACTAGACCAAACTACAACAGCATCAAATAGTTTTAAAGAAAGAGATTTTTCTAATTCATTAAATCCTTTTCTTTTACTAGAATTTCCACTCATTACATCAGAATATATTTTATATATTTCATATCCTTTTTCTTTACAAAAATCATTCATTTTTTCTATTTGAATATCTAAGCTACCACATTCATCTTGCATGGTAGTGGATACTCTTACATAGATAGCAACTTTCTTTATTTTATTTTCCATTTTTTAACTCTATCTTTTTAGCTATTTCTTGTATTTTTATTATAATGTTTTTACAGTTTTTTAACTCCATTGTTTTCCTCCTCTTTTAATTTCATTATATTTACATTCTTTTCTAATAATTCAAATCCAATAGCTTTTTTTCCTTGTTTTAAGGCTTCAAATAAAGTTGTTCCAGTTCCAGCAAAAGGATCTAAAACTATTCCATCAATTGGACAACCAGATTCAATACATCTTTTAGCAATCTCTATAGGAAAAGTGGAATAATGTTTATCCTTAGTTCCTGTAGTTCCTACTCTCCAAACTGTTCTCATATTTCTTCCCTTGTCTGTGATTGTTGCTAACCATTGTTTACCTGTTCCCCTCATTCCTGTTTTACTAATTCCTTCTTTCAAATATGAATGAGAAGTAGGAACTATACCATTTTTAAATGCTGTCAGTGTTTTTTCTGAAAAAGGTTCATACAATTTATTGAAAAAGTATTTTTCTGATTTAGTGAAGAAAAATATTTCCTCATAATCATTTGTGAATCTATCACGGACACTTTCAGGCATTACATTGGTCTTATTCCATATAATTTTATTTCTTAATCTCCAACCTCTTTTTACCATTTCAAGTTGAAACATTGCTGGAATCCCTATTAAACTTTTTTTCTTTGCAATACAATTTTCTTTCTTTAATATTAAGTTTTTCTCTCCTTTTAAGAAACCACGTCGCCCTGTGGCAGGAATTGTATTGCTACCACTGTAACAATCTCCTAAATTTACAAAGAGTGTTCCTGTTGGCTTTAAGGCAATATAAATATCATCAAAAAGATTACATAAATTCTCTATAAATTCCTCTGGAGTTTTTTCTACTCCCATTTGCTCGTCATGTCCATAATCTCTTAATCTCCAATAAGGTGGAGAAGTTACTACACAATCTATACTTTCTTTTTCTAATTCTTTTACAAGTGCTTTTGAATTTCCGTGCATTAAATTAATCATTACTACAATGCTCCTCTAACTCTCGTCCTATTACTTTTAAACCAAACAAATGTAATTTGTGTCTTATAGGAATTCTATTACCCAATTCATGTATCCAACCGTCACTTTCATAATCTATATAATATTTTCTGGCAATAGAGGAATACTCAATGTAATCTTCTGAATTCTCTATTAAATCATCTAAACAATCTTTAATTTCTTCTAGTTCATCTAATCTTGTGTAATCATAATCAATCTCGTTGTCTGCTTCTAATAGTAACCTTTCATATTCTTCTTTAAAGTTACTTTCCCAGTGTTCTGTTAGACCTTTTTTTGCTATATCTCCACACCATTCTTGCTTCCCCTCTGAACTGCAAGAGCACTTTTGGTTGAAATTATGAGGTCCCATTATTGAAAATTTTTTTAATGTAATGCATCCATTCCATTCATAAATAGCACTACCTAAATCTCCTGTAACTATAATTTTATCATTATCAAAAATATATCTTATATAATAATCATTTGTTCCTGGTGCCTTAAAATCTATTATTTTAATATTTTCAATTTCTTTCACATTAATTTTATGATTTTTAAAAAAAATAACATCTGATTCTTTTAAATCGCATTCCTCTAATATTTTTGAATTAATCATATAATACCCTCCTATTTATAAAAAGATTGAGATGCTACACTTATTAAGAACTTCTTTAATTCTTTTGAAATTTATATTTTATTGTTTATTAAGTATTCTGTCCCATAGACTTCTATTTTTTAAGTAAAAAATTTCTTTGCTGTAGATTTCAATTAATTCTACATTTTTATTAGCCTCAAGGACCCTATCCAACATATCCCTTTTATATGAAAGCTCTGCCTCAGCTAACATATTTATATTTTCAATTTCTAAGTCATATATTTCTTTTTCATGTTCTGTTCTAGCAGTTTGTAAAGAATTATTAAACATTTCAAAATCTTCATTTTCTTTTTTCTTATATTCTGCTTTTAATAATTTAATTTGATTCCTCAATTCTTTCATTTCTTCTTTATCTACTTTCTGAACGTCCTCATAACTGTCAATCACTTCCAAATATACTCTTTTAATAGAATGATTTGTTTTTATTAATAATCTTATATTTTTATTTTTACTGTTTCCGTGTAGAATATCATTAATTTTTCTTTTGCTAAAATCCCTAATTTGTTTACCTCTTCTATTAAATCTCATTTTTCCTCCTTAAGTTATAAAAAAGATTAATAATAAATTTCCAATTTCTTTTTTCCAGATACTCTAATTTTCCAATTGGAGTAATAACTGTTTTTATTTTCATATTTCTCCTTTTAAAAATTTGATGTGTTGTAATTAAAATACTTTAATAATATTTCAATTATACGGTCCAAGAGGAACTGGGGAGTTTGTTTATATTTGCTTGAACCGTACAATTTAAATATTAGATAGAAAATTATTAGATAAAACTTAAAATCTCCCAATTCCATTATCTTCAACTTCATAATCTTTAAGTTTAACAAGGCTATCAAAATCATTTTTTCTTATAAAATTTTCTATTAATGCTAAATGATATTTATTTTTAGGTATTACTGATCCGTTAGAATAATCTATTACTAGTAAATCCAAATAGTTTTTCTGTAAGTCAAAATTCATTGTTTTTAGCATTCTATATGCAAGAATAGTTTCTTTTTTTTCAATTTCTAAATCAGTTAAAAATGTATCATCTAATTTAGAAAGTTCTTTTTTTAATATTTCTTTTCCATTCGGGAAGAAATCGAACAAATCTCCTAAAGCTCCATCTAATTTTCCAGAGAACTTACTTATAAAATTTTCCATATTTTTCTTTAAAATTTCTTTGTCTTCCTTTGACATTCCATCCAGAATACCTGCTATATGAGTACTTAAATCATTTGAACCATTTTTTTTAATCATCTGTTATCTCCTTTTAAATTTTTTATGATTTTCTCTCTCCACTTCAAGATGTTATTTACTAAAGAGGTGTCTAACTTGGATAATGTTTTTTTATTAGATTCAAAAACATTTAAAAATTTTTTATATTCTTTTTCCAAGTGTAAAAGCTCCATTGTGAAATAAACTTCAAACAAGGTATTAGTTTTAGAAAAAAGTAATTTTTTATTCATAAAACTATCCCTGCTAATACAATTTTTTCTTGTGATACCCCAATTGGGGTATCAATAGTTATATTTTCTTTATATCCTTCTTTTTTTATAAGTTCAATAACTTGATTTAGTTCTTTTATTGTCATCTGTTGTTTTTCTCCTATTTCCTTTCTTAAAGATTATAATTTTATGGTTCTTTCAACTTTTGTACCGCAGAACGGTACAAAACGTGTAAAAAATTTTTTCTGCTGTGCCACTCTTAAATAATACCATGAAACGGTATAAAGTCAAGTTTTTTTTTAATTTTAATGTAAAACTTTAAAAAACATAGTATTATATGAGAATAATATATACCTAAAAACAGAATAAGGAGTTTGTTATGAAGAGGTTATCAATTGTTTTAAAAAAACTTAGAGAAAGTCGCGGAATGACTGTGATGGAGTTAGCAGAAAAATCTAACACTGGTAATGGAACTATTGGAAATATAGAACGTGGTGCTAATAAATCCACAGAAAAAACTTTAGAAAAAATATCGAAAGCTCTAAATTTAACTATGAAAGAAAGAGATGAACTCTTTTCAGCGTTACTTCCTATCGATGTAGGAAATAAAATAATTTCTAATATATCAACAATAAATAATAATGCTCTTTTAGAAATGATAGAAATTCCTCTTTTTGATTCAGCTAGTGCTGGAACAGGTTCCTTTGCTAATGCGCAACCTATAGGGACAGTAGATATCCCTATGGAGTCTAGTAAAACTTATTATGATGATGTCATTGCAATAACTGTCAAAGGAGACAGTATGGAGCCAACACTTCCTAACAGAGCTATTATTGTTGTAAAAAGAGGTTTAGAAGTCCAATTAGGAGAAATAGGAGTCTTTTTTCTATCTGGTGAATATGGAGAAACAGTTGTTAAACGTTTAAAATATAAAAATGGAACTCATGTTTTAGAAAGTGACAATTCTTTCTACAAAGATATCTTAATAAGTTCAGAAGAAGTAACTAAATGTGGTAAAGTTATAAAAATAGTTATTGATAATATTGATAAAAAAAGAAGTGATTCATTAGTGAATAAAATTGAAAACTTAAATGAAGAACAAAGAAAAATGATTGAAGCTATGATGGCAGGATTTGAAGCTATTAACAAGAATATTGATTAAAGGTAAAAAAAATATTAAAATTAGAAAAGGTAATTATCTTAGTAGGGGGAGTTATGGAAGAAAAATTAAATCGATTACCACTAATAAAAAATTTAACAACAGTAGTAGAGCTAAGTGGAACTGAGAAAGGACTTGTTCTTGGAATTGATGCAGGATAGGGTAAAGGTAAAACTACTTTTTTAAATCTTTGGAGAAATCATCTCAGAGAAAAGAGAGAAGATAAGTATAATATAATAAATTTTAATGCATGGGAAAATAATGATAGTCAAAACCCATTATTATCACTAGTAACCGATTTAGAAATATTAGAAATTGATGGAAATAATGAATTGTTTTCTCAGCTAAAAAAATTTATAAAAGAACAATCCAAAGAAAATAGATTTTTTAATTATGTGGAGTAATGAACCCAAATATGTGGATAATAAAAATGAAAAGGGTAGTTATCTATGATAACTACCCTTTTCGGTTCTATTAAAAACCTATAAATGTGCTTCTATTAAAATAAAAGCTATAATTGTTAAAAAATATAAATATTCATTAATATAGTAATATTACTACTTTTTTTAATAATTGTCAACTAAATTATCTTAAATTTAAATTTTTTCTTAATCCATTATGTACACAAATCTCCTCATCATTATTATAATAATAAATACCTTCATCTTTATAATGCCAACTAAAATGATATTTACCTGTATTTTTGTTAAATTTTTTTGTTCCAACTGCACCAGCAATATAAAATCTTCCAATTATTTCATTAATCATCTCAACTTTTATTTGTTTATAATTTTTGTGATTTTCAGTAAAATAGATTTTCAGATATTTTTCTTTAAATTCTGTTTTTCCAAAATTTTTCAGCAGTTGAAAAAATTCTGTTACAACTTCTTTTTTTAAATGTCCTACCAGCTCATCCATAATTTCATTATGGAGATATGAAGAGTATTTACTTTCTACATTTAAAATCATATCCGCCTCTATTTTAGACCTATTAGGATATTCTTTAATAATCTTATTAAAAAAATTAATAATATCTCTGGGACGATGCATAGTACGAGATAATATGTATATTGGAGGAGATACTTTCTTGTTTTTAGATATTGAAATATTTTTTCCTTTTCGAAAAACTTCAGCAAGAATTTCTTGATGAGTCTTATTTTTTAACATAGGAACAGAAATTCTTATTTTTTTAGTCACTAATTCTAACAAAGGAGAGTTTTCAATGTCTTTTAATCCCCAATCTAAAAAGATACTACTTCCTTCTTTTATTTTATTTAAATCACAATATTCTAAAGTGTTTAAAATATCATCTCTTATTAAGAGTATCACCTTAAATTTAATATTATTTTCATAAAATTTAAAGTTTAATTCTTCTACAGATTTCAATAAACAGATCATAGAATTTTTATAACTTTGACTTCCATCAAATTTATCATCTAACTCATCTAAAAGTAGAGTATAAGTACTTTCCTTATTACTTAATAAATCAATCAATAAATTTTCTAATGGTTCTATTAATTCTATATAACTTTTCTTTTTTTGTTCTAAACTCTCTTTTTGCCCTACTCCAAACCATTTAGAGTTTAGTGCAAATTCTTTTTCTTTTGTTAATGAAATAGTTTTAAAAGATTCCATTTTATTTTCAAATTCATTTTCAATTAGAAATTTTTCTAATATTTTATAGCCGTTTTCAGTTTCTAAACTTACGTTTAATATTACCATTTTAGATAATTCTATTAAAATAACCCATTTCCAAATAGAAATATATTGTTCTGTTGAAATTGCTCCATTCTCTAAATTTTTAAGTTCTGTTAAAGAGAATTTTTTATAGGTTTCACTTCTACAAAACCAATTAAAGTCTTTCAAAGATTGTTTTTTTGTATATTCTGCAAGAAGAGTTTTACCGGTACCTTTTTTACCAATAACTACAAATTTTGTAGGAGTTAAAATTTCTTTTGAAATATTATTATAATCATAATAATACTCCTCAAAATTTTTAATTACAATAATTTCTCTTTTAGCATCATTTTCTCCTAATTTTATATCTAATAACTTAAAACACATTCCTTCCTCCTTTAAAATAATAAAAAAACTTTCTTTACTATTATTTGAAATTTTAACTCTCTACATTATACATGATATTTAACGATTAAGTTTTTATTTATTATATATTCAATACTTTCCGAAAAAAACTTGACTTTATACCGTTTTATGGTATTATTAATTAGGTGATATTATGAAAGAAAAAGAGCTTTATGAAAAATTAAATCAAAGAGAATATGGAATTCTTAGAAAAAAAGGGCTTAAAACTAAAGTGGCAAAAGAATTAGGTATTACAAGACAGGCTTTTTCTTATCAATTAAAACAATTAGAATTAGGAAAAGGAATTAACATAAAAACTTTAATTGCAATTGAAAAAATAACAGGAATAAATTTTTTTATTTTTCAAATACCGTAAAAAGGTATGAGGTGCATTGTTTTCACAATATAACAGAAGAACAGGAAATAAATTTTAATTTCCTGTTACCCATTCAAAAATTAGTTTTCCTACTGGAACTGCAATATCTGAATATTTTTTTAGTATATCTGAATATTTTGCAAACGTTCCTTTAGATACAGGTTGATTATCTTCAATAGCTACTTCTATACGATTTATAAATTTTTCAAGTAGTTCTCTATCCTCTTGTGGTTTAGAAGATATAAGTAATTTAACTTCCTCTAAATTCAATCCGTTATTGATGGTTGCATTTTGCTGTGAACCTATAATGGAAGGACCATTTATAGTTTGAATATTAATAGTAGAATCACTTCTATTATTTCTATTATTTTTATCGTATTCATCTTGGGATAAAAAATTAATTGAATAACCTATACTGGTCCCATTTACATCTACAATTTTTCTTGAAGAGTTTCCTGTTAAATAATAGTAGTCTTTAGTATTTAGCTTTATTAAAACCATTCCACTTTTAGGTATAAATGGATCTAAAAATACAATAGTATTTTTATGAATATTTCCTTTAATTTTCTCAGAAGAATTTTGAAATTCAAATTCTTCTGAGAAAGTATTGAAATGTTCCAAGTATATATTTGTCATTGTTGAAACCTCCGATATAATAATATTAATTTTATATAAATTATTATATCTCTTAAAGACTTATTTTACAAGATTATTAATATAAATACTGGGATAAAACTGTCTTCTTTTACATTTAAACTTAATATTAGTTTAGCAAGAGAAAATTGTTACATTGTAACACTCTTGTAACAATTTATAATACAGAAAAAAATATTGAAGATAATTCTAAAAAATAGGAGTTGAAAAAATGTTTACTAAAAAAATACATTTAATAATTGATGAATTTAGAGGTGGGAGATCAAAAAGTGAACTTATTGAAAAATATGGAGATTTTGGTTTAGTAGTATTAAACAAGTATCTTAAACAAGATTTTGAACATCCATTTTTTATGTCTTTAAATTACGAAACTTTTATATTGGAAATTGATGCAAAGAAAATAGAAATAAATAAAAAATATATGAATGGGATTTCTGAAAAGGATATAAAAAAAGAATATGGAGATTATGGAATATTCTATTTAGAAAAAATTAAAGAACAATTAAAGGTGCCACTTCTTTAATTGTTACTAGATTAGACCAAGTATTTTAAGAGTTGCTTCAGGGTCATGCCCTTTGCTTCTTACCAAATCATTAATTTTAGGTATTTCTGTTAATAACTCTTTTAGATTATAACTAATATTAGAATTACCTATCTTAAAAAGTAAATCCAAATTATTTAGAGAGGTCGACTCATTAATTCGGAAAACTATAGAAATACTTTTTGGATTTTCTGGTGAGAGAGAAAAAATACCACCATTGTAATGTTCAAATTTTTGTAAAGGAGTATAGAGGTTAGAGGCATCTATTAAAGAAAGCATGCCTCCTTCTTCTGAAATATTAAAATCAGAATGAGAATATTGAATATTATTAACTTTATCATCTAGTTCAATAGAAGTTATTACATTTGGTGCTCTATCAAACCAAAGATTTAATTTTAAAACGAGGTATTTTTCCTTCATTTCCCATGCAACTGGAAAAACTTTTAAAGAATTTTTATTAATAAAAATTTCAATAGCTTCAGATAAAATTTTTCCTGAAATTCCATCAAAGGAAAGTCCTAAAATTGACATAAAATTCCTCCTTAATTAGTAAAGAAGTGGCTAATTATATTATAACTTTAAAAAAAAAAAATGACAATCTTATTTATTATTAATATCTGATCTCAAAATCCAACCACGGCACTAGTGATAGTGTTGAGGTCAGATATTAGTAATAAAAAATTAGGCACCGTGGTTGGTGCTCCTAAAAGGAGAAATAAAATGAAAAATAATAAAAGATTTTATTGGTTAAAGCTTAAGAAAGACTTTTTTAATTCAAGAGAGGTTAAAAAATTAAGGAAAGTAGCAGGAGGAGATACTTTCACAATAATATTTTTAAAATTACAATTATTATCTATCAACACTGATTGCTTTATTAATTTTGAGGGAACAGAAGAAAATATATATGAGCAAATTTCATTAGAATTAGATGAGGATATAGAAAATGTAAAATTGACTATTAGTTTTTTATTAATAAATAAATTAATAGAAATGAAAGAAAATGATATTTTTGTGAGTTCAGCATTTGAGCTAGTAGGTAGTGAAAATACTAGTGCAGAAAGAGTTAGAAAGAGTAGAGAAAAAACTAAGGTGTTACATTGTAACACCGATGTAACAAAATGTAACACTATTGAAACAAATTGTAACACAGAGAAAGAGCAAGAGATAGAGAAAGAGAAACAACAATCAAAAGAGGATAAAAAAGAAATTGTTGTTGATATGAATTTGTCTTTAAAAAAATGGAATGACTTTTCTGAACTAGAAAAAGAATGGGCATTAAAACAAGCTAGTCCAACCGCAAAGAATAAAATAGCAGTAGCTTTAACACTATTAAGAACAGGAATTAAGCCACCAGTGATTAAAAAACTTCATATAGGTGCAAGGAAAGGTTTAGGAGCAAAAGAGTTTGAAGAGATTTATGGGAAAGGAGAAGTAGATCCAAATATAAAGTCAGTTAAAGATTTAATAGATAAATATAAAATAGGAGGTGGACAATGATAATCAAGTACTACAAAGATGATACATTTACAGCCAGTACAATAGCTAAGAAAATGGGTTTAAAGAGTGCTATTGAATTAAATAGAATCTTAGAAAGATTAGTAATACAAAAAAGAGATAAATGGAATGGATTATGGAAGTTCTGTTCCGAGTATCAAGGAAAGAAATATGATGTTTTTGATACTAAACTAGTCTCCAGTAGTAAAGAAGTTGTTACAAGAAAGTTTACTTGGGACGGTATGCAGTTTATAAAACAAAAATTAAAAGAAAACAATTTATATAAGGGGTGGTGAGTAGGTGAATAAATATGAATTTAGAAAAATCCCTTAGGATAGGAATAGATTGGTTGAGTCTATATGATTTTGAAATTTCACATGATGAAAGAGATATATCAAAAGAAACAACCTCTATTTACTATCAAGAAAGACTAAGAATAGAAGAACCTCTATTCACAATAGATAGTTCTATAAGAATTTATGAAGATGGAAGGATGACTAAATATAAAAGCTTAAGATTTAATCCTAATAGGATATTATGGGGAAATAATATAAACAATTCAAGAAAGGAAGATTTAGAGTTAGCAATAGAAAAACTAAAAGAAATGTTAAGAGCTAAAGGAATCACAATCAATTTATCAAATGCAAAAATTAAAGATATTGAAGTAAATATTAATTTTAATAAAAAGTTTGAAGAACTAAAAGAAGCTCTAGAAGTCATGTTTATAAACTCTCCTAACTTAAAAAAAATATCTAATTTTGAGGGTGGTTATGCATATAGAAATATGTTTTCTGATGGAACTATCCAAGCAAATTGGAATGCCTATAAGGGAATAGCCTATGACAAGACAAGAGAAGTAGAAGATTTAGACTTATTATCAGAGTATGTAACAAGACTTGAATGGCAATTTAAATCATACATATACAATTACCATTTATCTAAAATTGGTAAAGAAAGTTCATTAAAATGTTTAATCAATAATTTTGATGAAATTATTGATTATATATTTAAAGAGCAAACCAAAAGAAGGTTAGTAGTACCTGCTCAAAACTACATAGAAAAACAAATAAAATCAAACTTAGAGAGGGGTTATAAAAGATTTAAAGAAAGTGGAAAGCTAGGAAAAAAATTAAATAAAAAAGTAGAAAGAAATGTATACAAATATTTAGAGGAACAATACTGGATATTTGATCATATCTTTTTAGAAGAATTAGTAGAAAAGTATGATAAACCACATAAAACAAGGGAAATAGAAAGGATTAGAAAGAGATATATTCACCATAATAATTTAGAAAGTTTTAATTATTTGGTGGATATTATTTTTAACCACTAATCCCATTTAGTGGTTAGAGTATTTTTATATAGAAAAGATACAGTTAATAGTAATAAGCAACAATAAAAAAGCATTCACAAAATTATCATTTCTATTAAATAATAAATGTGGTTAAAAGATTAATATCATTATTATTTTGTTATACAGGAGTCTATTATGAAAAAATCAACAACTAAATACAACAAAGTATCTAATGAAATTAAAAAAGAAATTAAGCATAGATATGAATGTGGCGAGGCAATGTTTGAACTAAGTTATGAGTATAAAGTAAATTTAGGAACTCTAAGGAACTGTGCTTCAAAAGAGAAGTGGAAGAAAGGAAGATTAAAAGAAATTATATCAATGCAAGAAGAACAAAAGATAACTCAAAAGATTATAGAAGCGAGAGAGAAGCAAGAGATTATTCATAAGAACTTACATGAGGCAATACTAAATGAAATGAATAGTCGAATAGAAGACGGACCTAATGGGAAATATATAAAGCCTAAGGAGAAGAAGGAAGAGGAAGCAGTCCATGCGATTTTAAAATCAATAGCTATTTCTCATGAACTGCATTCAAAGATGTACAGAGTAAGAACAGAAGCAGAAGAGATTGACTATAAGTTAAGGCGTTTAGAGTTTGAAAAGCAACTGAAGGAATTAGATAAGGAAAAAGAAAATTTCCTTCTAGAATAAAATGGGTCCTCCCAGAGAGTTGAAAACATTTGAGGTCATCGGATGAGCCCGGGCTTTTTGAATACATCAATTTTTTGATTTTGTGCCAAAATATTCTAGGTCAAAAACTTTTAAGAAAAAAGGAGAAATATGATTGAAATAACAGAAAAAAGATTAGTTTCTCTTTTTAAAATCTCTGAAAGAAAAATAAGAGATGATTTTAAAAGTGTGAGAGTTGGAACAGGAAAATATGATCTCCTTGGTTGCATAGATATTTATGTTGAAAACACACAAGGTAAAAATGACAAGATAGAACTTGATAGAGTAAATAAAGAACTTCAAGAATTTAAACTAGGAATTCTAAAAAAAGAATATTATTCAGTTGAAGAAGTAGATACAGCAGTATCAGATATGCTTTTTAATTTTAAAAGTAAGTTACTTTCACTTCCAAGAAAATTATCTAATAAATTAAAAAATATTGAAGAGAATGAGTGGGAAGAAACTATTGAAAAAATGGTAGATGGGGCTTTAGAAGAAATCAGAGGAGAGAAGAATGACTCTGAATAAAAGTGAAAAACTAATAAAAAAATTAACAAATTTAATATTAAGAGTTCCACCAAAGTCCACAGTATTGGACTGGGCAGATAGCAAAAGAATATTGTCTAAAGAAAGTTCATCGGAACACGGAATATGGGAAACCAAAAGAACAGCCTACATGATAGAACCTTACGAAGTAGTAACAAAACGGGAAGTACGAACAATTGTTATGATGGCAGCAGCTCAACTAGCAAAAACTGAACTTCTTCTAAATACTATTGGAAGATATATAGAACTAGAGCCTTGTCCAATGATAATGATGCAACCAGACGGAACAATGGCTAAAAATTTCTCAAAAGAGAGAGTAGCTCCTATGTTTAGAGATTGTAATGTTTTTAAAGGTTTAATAACAGAACCTGAAAAAAAGAATTCAGATAATACAATATCCTATAAGAAATTTCCAGGAGGATTTTTAGCATTTGTAGGTTCTCGTTCAGCAAGTGCTTTAGCATCAAGACCAGCAAAACTTATTATGTGTGATGAGGTAGATAGATATGCAAAAAGTGCAGGAGACGAGGGAGCACCTCTTGCCTTAATAAAAAAAAGAACAATTACATTTCCAGATCATAAAATAATAATAACAGGAACTCCTACAATAAAAAATTTAAGTGAAATTGAGGATGAATATAGATTAAGTTCTCAAGGAAAATTTTATTTACCATGTCCTAGTTGTAATGGATATGATTTATTGCTATTAACTAAAATGGTTTGGGAAGAAAAAGATGGAAAAGCAAAAAAAGCAAAAATGAGATGTTCCCATTGTGGCACTCTTTCAACTGAAAAAAAATGGAAACAAAAAGAACAAATAAATGGAAAATGGATACATGATTTTCCTGAAAGAAAAGAAAATTTAGGTTTTTGGTTGAATGGATTTTATGGGATTTTTAGAAGTTGGGAATCTATTATAACAGAATCTATTGAAGTAGAACATGATCTAAAAAAGAAACAAGCTTTTATAAATACAGTTTTGGCAGAAACTTATGAAGAAGAAATAAAAGAAAAAATTGATTATTTAAGATTATTTGAAATGAGAGTAGAGTATGATGCTGAACTTCCAGATGATGTAAAAATATTAACTGCTGGAATTGACACTCAAGATGAGTGGTTTGCTATAGAAGTATTAGGACATGGAAGTAATGGCAAATTATATGGAATAGAATATAAAGTCATTTATGGAAATTTAGAGGAAGAAAGAGCATGGAAGGAACTAGATGAGTTTTTACAAAGAAAATTTTATTACAAAGATGGAACAGGACTTAATATTTATTCAGCTTGTATGGATACAGGGGGTCATCATACTGAAAAGGTTTATGATTTTGTAATGGAGAAATACGAAGGTCGTAGAATCTTCGGAATTAAAGGACAAGGAGGAATGAATACTCCTATTATCAATGGCTTTAGGAGAACTCCGAACAATAAAATAGATTTATTGTCACTTGGAGTAAATGCTTTAAAAGATATAACTTGTTCAAAATTAAAAATTATAGAAGAGGGAGCAGGATATTGTTATTTCCCAGATGATATTTTTAAAAATTATGATTTAGAATATTTTAAATCATTAACAGCAGAAGTTAAAGAAATAAGAGGGAATAAAGTGGAATGGAAACAGATTAGAAAAAGAAATGAGGCACTTGATTGTAGGAATTATGCAATTGCAGCCTTAGAAGTCTTTGATTTGAAGATGGAAGAGCTAGAAAAACTGACAAGAAAAGAACTTATAGAACTTTCAGAGAAAGGAAAATTGATAAAAAGAACAATAAAAAGACGGAGAAGTAAAGGAATAGAGGTGTAGAAGGAGAGAGTATGCGTACAGGATTAGCACTAGAAAAAGCACAGCAAAAATATAAGAAGATAGAAGAGGTAAAAAAACTGACAAGAAAAGGACCTATAGAGATTTCAGAGAAAGGAAAATTGACAAAAAGAACAATAAAAGAGGCGAAGTAAGGGAATAGAGGTGTAAAAGGAGAGATTATGAGTACAGGATTGACATTAGAAAAGGCACAGCAAAAATACAACACATATTTAGAGGCAGAAGAGGCTATATTAACTGCAAAAGAATATGCAATAGATGGAAGGAGTGTAAAAAGAGAGGATTTGAAAGAAATAAGAGCAGGATTACAATTATGGGAAAGTAAATGTAATCAACTTGCAAGTGGTGCAAAAGGAGGTGCAAGAGTCTTTAGAGGAATAATTAAAAATGACTAGAGAGGAGAAAAATGAAAAAATCTAAAATGAAAAAAAAAGATGATAAAAAATTTCTAAACTATGCTCATGCAGGAGCAAGTAGAACTAAAAATGCTTTTAGAGGAATACATGATTTCCTATCCACTGCTGATGAAGATATTGGAGAAAATAAAGAACTTCTAATGGCTCGTTCAAGAAGATTAGCACAGGGTAGTATGATAGGGCTAAGTGCTATTAAACGGATAAGAACTAATGTAATAGGTAAGGGATTAAAGCTTAAAAGTACAATAAATAATGAATTTATAAAGCTCCCACAAGAAAAAAAAGAAGAATTAGAAAAGCAAATTGAATTATTATGGGATTTTTGGGCAAATTCTACAGCTTGTGATTTTGATAGATTTTCAAACTTTAATCAACTTCAATCTTTAGCAATGCTCAATATGTTAGTAGATGGAGAAGCTTTTGTATTGATGCCACTGAAACAGAGAAAAGGAGATATTTTTCACTTGAAAGTACAAATATTAGATAGTGCAAGATGTCAAAACCCTAATAATGAAAATGGAAAAGATATAAAAAATGGAGTTGAATTAGATGAAGAAAAAGTACCTACAGCATATCATTTTAAAAAAAATGATATTGATTCTGAAACAATAAGAATAGAAGCTTTTGGAAAAGTAACAGGTAGAAAAAATATATTAGTTGTTATGGAAAAAGAGCGAGTAGGACAAAGAAGAGGAGTTCCCTTATTAGCACCAGTTATTGAAGCATTACATCAAATTAGTAAATTTACAGAAGCTGAATTGATGAATGCAGCATTAAGTGCTCTATTTTCTGTGTTTATAGAGCAGGATAAGGGAACTGAGAAAGCATATGGTAAAAATCCTTTGAAAGGTAGTGAATATGAAAGAGATGATAATTTAAAACTTGGAAATGGAATAATAATGGATTTAGCTCCTGGTCAAAAAATAACATTTGCTGACCCTCAAAGACCAAATAGTAAATTTGATTTATTTGTAAGTGCAATAGCAACTCATGTAGGAGCTGCACTTGAAATTCCATACGAAGTCCTATTAAGTAGTTTTAATTCAAGCTATTCAGCTTCAAGGGCCGCTTTATTAGAAGTGTGGAAAATGTATCACATGAGAAGAGAATGGTTCGTAAATGACTTCTGTCAACCGATTTATGAAGAGTTTTTAGATGAGATTGTATCTAAAAAACTTGTAGAGTTGCCAGGATATTATGAAAATCCAATCATTAGAAAATGTTACCAAAAATCAGAATGGCATGGGCAGACACAAGGTCAATTAAACCCAATTCAAGAAGTGAAAGCAGCAATAATGAAAATAGAATCAGGATTATCTACTCTTGCAAGAGAAACAAGAGAAATAAATGGTTCAGACTTTAATACTAATCATGAACAAACAAAAATTGAACAAAGTAAGAGAGAAGAATTAATAAAAAAAGATGAAGGTGGTGTTTAATGTTTTGGAATATAGCAAAGAATAAAAATGGAATAGCAACACTCCTGATTTATGGAAGCATAGGAGACGGTTGGTTTGATGATGTTTCCTCTGAGGAAGTTGCAAAAGACTTGGAGGCTTTAGGAGATTTAAAAGAAATAAATGTAAGGATTAATTCTCCAGGAGGGTCTGTATTTGCAGGAGTAGCCATTTACAATACTTTAAAAAATAATAAAGCTAAAGTAAATATAATTATTGATGGATTATGTGCATCAATAGCAACAATTATAGCAATGGCAGGAGATACAATCACCATGGGAGTGGGATCAACATTTATGATTCATAATCCATTGTGTGTGGAATATGGAAATTCAGAAGAAATGAGGAAAACAGCAGATGTTTTAGATGTTTTAAAAGTATCACTTGTTGATGCTTATATGACAAAAGTCAAAATCAGTAGAGAAGAAGTTGAAAAAATGATGAATGATGAGGCTTATTTGACAGCAGAAACAGCTTTAGAAAAAGGATTTATTACAAGTACATCAAGTAAAGATTTCACTCCAACAAATGCTTTTGATTTATCACATTTTAAAAATTTTAAGGGATATATAGCAGCTGCAGCTGATAATATAAAAAAAAATAAAGAGGAGGAAAAAATGACAAGAGCACAATTTGAAAAGGAACATCCAGAAATGTTCAAAGAAATTAAAAACGAGGGGGTATTGGAAGAAAGAAACAGAATAAAAGCGTTAGATGATCTAGGAGCAATGGCAGAAGCACCAGTTGAAATATTTAATGCAAAATATACTGAAATAAAATCAGTAGAGGCAGTAGCATTAGATATTTTAAAGAATTTTAAAAATAAAGCTCCAGAGAATACAATTCCAGAAGTAGAAGAAAAACTTGATTTTTTAGGGAATTTTGTTGATAAACTAACAGATTCTGAAAATGTAGGGGCAGTTTCTTCAGGACAAACAGATGAAACAGATGAAGAATCAAGAGCAAAATTTGCTGCAAAATTAATTGGATTAGCAAACGAGGAGGAATAAAATGAAAGAAACAATAAAACCAGATATATTAATAGGTGGGGCTCAATTTCCTTTATCACAAATGAAAATAAGTTTTGAAGTAGGAAGCTATAAAAGAGGGGAACTTGTAGAGATTGATGAAGTAACTAACAATATAAAAAAATGTACAGATGTTACAAAAATGTATGGAATAGTAGTGTCCGACACAGAAATAGAAGTAAAAGGAGTAGCAGAAATATATGTTACAGGAGTGTTCAATTTTAATGGAATGGAAATTGGTGTGTTGGATAAAGAAAAAATAAAAATAATTGGAAGAAAAATAGGAATGTTTTTCTCAAGAACATAAGAAAATAAGGAGATGAAAGATGAACGGATTATATGAAATTAGAACATTGATAGCAGCTATAAAAGGAATTAAAAGTAAAAATTCTTTTCTATATAACTTATTGATAGGAAAAGAAATAGAGGAGAGAACAGCAACATTTGAAATTCATACAAAAGATGGACAAAGAAAAAAAGCTCCACTTGTAGGGAGAAGAGATAAAGGAATTTTAATAGAAAATACTGCTTTTGAAAAAATGGTATACAGTCCACCAATGATAAAAATACACACAATTGCATCTGCAGAGGAATTTTTAACCCAACAATTTGGAAGTACTATTTATGGTAATCCAATGGAGAATGCAAGTAAAAAATTAGCAGAAGAATTATCAGAGTTAAAAACAGTAGCTACAAGAACTAAATACTGGGCATTAGCTCAACTTTTAATAACAGGAGTTTTACCAGTGGAAGATGGTAAAGAAGGAATTAAATATGGAGAATTTACTCCAGAGATATTAACTGGTACAGATAAATGGGATAATTCTGCTTCAGATAAAATGGGTTATTTAAGAAGAAAACAAATAGAGCAACAAAAAATATCTGGAATAGTTGCAGATACCTTAATAATTACTCCTGATGTAACAGAATGGTTATTAAAAGATAAATTAATATTAGAAACATTAAAGGCAACTGGAAATTCAGTGTTATCAATCGAACCAAAAGGTTTAGGAGATGGTACAGCATATATTGGTTATTTAGCTGAACTTAATATGAAAATATATTCTTTTATAGATTGGATAACTAATGAAGAAGGAAAAGAGGAACCTTTATTACCAGCTGGAACTATTTTAGGTGTTAAATCAAAAAGTTTTAGAATCCATTATGGAGCTTTCCAATTCCGTCTGAAGCAAAATGAGTCATCAAAATTATTTATAGGGAAAGAAGCTGTTAGAAAGGTAGCAATTCAAGGGTCAGAAGATGATCAACTAGAATTGCACTCAGCTCCACTGGTTATACCAAATGATGCACAAGGGTGGTTCTATACTAAAGTACTATAGGAGGGAAAAATGAAATATAGAATAAAGAAAGTTAATCTTCGACACAATGGCAGACTTCACTTAAAAAATTCAATTATTGAAATTTTAAGTGAAGAGGATCTATCAGAACTTCAAACTTTGATAGAGGAAGGAATTTTAGAAAAAGTAGAAATAAAAGAGATAGTAGAGGAAGAACCAAGTGAAGAAACAGAAGTAAACAAAGATAAAAAAAAGAAAAAAGATAAAAAAAATGAGTAAATTTAAAACATTAGTAAAAAGTGATATGAAAATATTTTTTAACGAAAATGAACTAGCAGAAACTGTTTTAATTGAAGGAAAAGAATATTTAGGAATATTATCCGAAGTAACTTTTGATTCTAAATATATGTATTTAAAAAATATTAGTGGACTACATCAAAAAGGTGTAGTTCTCAGTATAAAAACAGAAGATTTTCCAAAAGGATTTGAATTTGAAAGTGGGGACACTTTAAAAATGAATAAATTAAAATATTCTGTTATAAAAGCATTAAATAAAATTAATCTATATGAAATTCATCTTGAAAGGATAAGCGAATGATTGATTTATCAATATCAGAAGATAATATAAAAAAAATAGAACTATTTTTTTCAGAAGTACCTGGTGCAATTCAAAAGATTATCAAAAAATCACTTGTTCAAACAGCTTCTGAAGTAAGAAAAACACAAAAGAAAGAAGTTAAAAAAAAATATAGCATTGATACCAAACAATTAAATACAAAAAATATTTTTATAAAAAAAAAGCCAGGAGAAATAAGTTTACTAGCTTCTAAAAAAGCGAGGAACATAGAAGATTATTATATTTCATTAAGAAAGCCTTCAAAGACAAAACAATATATAAAAGGAGCAGTTTTTAAAGGCAGTGGAAAGGATATTAAAAATATGTTCTGGGCTTTTTATAAAAATAAAACTGAAAGTATTGGACTATATAAAAGAGATGAAAATAATAAAATAAAAAAAGTGAAATCACCTTCAATTTTTTCATTGGTATCTTCAGTACCAACCGATGAAATAGAATCAAAGATTCAAGAAATCTTTGAAAATAATTTAGAAAAAATAATAGAAGAGGAGATGGGGAAATTATGAATTTTATAAAAAAAGCTGAAGAATCACTATTAAAATTTTTAAAAAAAGAATTAGAAGATTATAAAATTAATAATAAAACTATTAATTTTGTAAGAGGTTTCGTAGAAGAAAAAACAATTCAAGATAAACTTGAAGGAAAAGAAAAAACAACCTATCCATTGTTAATAATAAGAACAGGGCTATTAAAACAAAGTATTAATTCTGGAGTTTCAGAAAAAATTCAAGAAATGAAAATAGGGTTAATGATTGAGGAAGAAGGACTTGGTGGATATTCCACTGTTCAAGACTTTTCAGAAAAAGTTTTAGAAATTTTAACGATAAATCCATTTCTAAATGCTGGATTTGAAACTGTTCCAGAGGAATTTGAGGGCTCTTTCAGTGAAGAAGGTTCAGGAGGAGGTTTTTGGATTTATAATATTCAAATAAAGCTAAGAATTCCAGTGGTAGAAAGTCGATTTAAAGGAGATGATTACAATTAAAAAAAATAATATAGAAAAAGAAGAAAAAATAGAAAAAAATATTAGCAAAGAAGCATTTGTATATGTGGGAGAAACAGTGGCAAACCATAGAATTAATATTGTAAAAAATTCTATTGTAAAAAATTTAGATAACTATAAGAAAATATTTAAAGAAATACCTGGATTAATTAAATTATTTATAAAAATAAGTGACTATGCAGAAGTTAAAACAAGAATGCGAGATGAAAACTCTTGGATAAATAAAAAAATAATAGAAGTAGGGAAACGAATGAGGGAGGAGAAAGATGGCATTTAAACATGGAACATATAGTAGCGAAGTACCTACTCAACTTCAAGGAATGAATATAGCACAATCTCCAGCAGTTGTGATAGGAATAGCTCCAATTAATATGGGAGATATTACTTCTATAAATAGAGCAGAACTAATTATGACACCTACTGAAGCTCAAGAAAAGTTTGGTGGAATAAATAATTTGTCAGAATATTCAATTTCAACAACTTTGTATACTTTTATGCAGATATATGGAATAAAACCAATTATATGTATTAATGTTTTAGACCCAACTAGACATAAAAAAACAATACAAGCATTCAATAAAACTATTGAAAAAGGAAAAGTAAAATTAGAAGAAATAGGAATTTTAACAGACAGCTTAGTTATAAAAAATGGGGAAATAAAGATTGAAAAAGAAGAATATTCTTTTTTCTTTGACTCAGAAGGTAAATTAAATTTAGAATTTGAAAATCAAGAATTAACAACTTTAATGATTGGATTTGATTGTTTAGACCCAAGTAAAGTGACGAAAGACGATATAATTGGTGGAATAGATGCAATTACTTTAGAAACAAAAGGGTTAGAAGTACTAGGAACAATATTTCAAAAGTATTCTATGATTCCAAGTGTTGTTATTGCTCCTGGATTTTCACACGATCCTGAAGTAAGAGCAATATTGGATACTAAATCTAGTAAGATTGGAGGGAAATGGGGGGCAATGTCAATAGTAAATCTCCCAATTGATATTCCATATGGTGATTTAATAAAATATAAAAAAGATAAAAATTTCATAGATGAAGACCAAATTCTTACATATGGAATAGGAAGATTAGGAGAAGAATTTATTCCACAAGACATTCTTCTTGCAGCACTGATGAATTCAGTTGATGCATCTAATGGGGGAGTTCCTTTTGAATCTCCTTCAAACAAAAATATTAAAGTTGAAGGGATTTCATGGAAAAAAGATGGAGAATATGTTGATTTAAATCTTGATGAAAATCAAGCTAATTTATTAAATGAAAATGGAATAGTAACTATTATTCAAAGACCTAACGGTACAGTTTGTTGGGGAAATAGAACTTCTATTCAACAGCCAGGGGGAACAACCGATCCTAAAGATACTTTTATACCTGCTAAAAGAATGTTTAAGTACATAGCTAATGCATTAATGTTAAATACAGAAGCAGATGTTGATAGACCTATGACATTATCAAAAGCTGAAAATATCAAAATGAAAATTAATATGTTTTTAGCAGGTTTAGTATCTGAAGGTAAGCTTTTAGGTGGAAGAATAGAGTTTTTAGAAAGTGAAAATCCATTGGTGGATATGACTAATGGAAGATTTAAATGGCACATCTATTTAGGGATAGTAATGCCAGGAGAAGCTTTAGAATTCATACTTGAGTATGACACAAACTATGCTAAAACATTTAAATAATATAGTAAGGAGGAATAAAAATGAGTTTTTTACCAACACTAATTACGGACGCGATAGTCCGTATAGAAGGTTCAGAAGAAATAGTAGGGATAGCAACTATAACTCTTCCAGACATGGAAAATAAAACAGAAGAAATAAGTGGACTAGGAATGGGGAATTACGAAGAGGTCGTTATAGGATTACAAAGTGCGATGTCTGTAACTTTAAAATTCAGAGGCATGTCAAAAAATACATTAAAAACACGAGGGAAACCAATTAATCTAGTTGCAGTAGCTGTTTTACAAGGAAGAGATGGACAAACTCATGATGTGATGACTCAAAAACTTGTAGTAAGTATGAAAGGACAGATAAAATCATCAAAAGAAGGAGAGCTTTCAAAAGGTGGAAAGGTAGAACCAGAAAGAGTTTTATCTTTAACATATTATAAATTAGAGATTGATGGAGAAGTTCAAAATGAAATAGATGTATTCAATAGAAAAGTTGTTATAGATGGGGAAGATGTATTAGCTGCTATAAATACAATGTTAGGATCATAAAAACTAGGAGGAATAAAAAATGGATAAATTAAAAAAACATGAAAAAGAAATAGAAAAAGTAGAGAAAGAATTAGGGATAGGGACTGAAAAAAAGGAAGAAATAGAAGTAATAGAATTAGGAAAAAATATGGAAACAGAAGAACTAGATACTAAAACACAAGTAAAACTTTCTGATGGTAGAATAATAGACTTTAACACAGATATGATGACAGGAAGAATAGTCATTGAATTAAAAGACAAATATTTTCTTGATAGAAAAAGAAACGCAGGACTAATAGCTGATTTAGATGATTATTTTCACATTATGGCAGCTGAAAGAATGACTGGTATAAAACTAAGAGAATTTATGGATTTAAAAGTCAAAGATTATAGAGCAATAGTCACTTTTGTTAGAAGTTTTTTGACAGAAGACTAGGCAACGATTATGAAAAAGCAATAATAGAACTAATAGATATTATAGCCTCAAGAGTAAATAATTCTTGGGGCTTAAACTTAAATATAAGTTATGAAACTTTATTAAATTCTAAATTGTCTAGACTGGAACAGCTTATAGATATGAGTAATGAATATTATGAAAAGAATAAATAAATAAAGGAATAAAAAAGAAAAAGGGGAGGTGAGGAAGTGGGTTCAAAATATATGGATTTAGTAATGAAAATAAAAGCTCAGGTAGACAAACAATTACCATCAAACATTAGAAAAGTATCAAAAGAAATGGGTGAATTGAATAAAACACAAAAAATGATTGGTGGTCACTCTAAGCAGAAAAAAGAAATAGGAGAAACAATACAACAAATACGGATTCAAAGAAATGAGTTAAGAACTCTAGCACAAGCCAAAAAAGCTGGTGCAACTTTGAGTAAGAAAGAAACAGAAAGGTATAAACATCTTACTAAAAGTGTTAAAACACTTAATGCAAAGATGGGGAAGCAAAAAACTGCTTATCAAAAATCTAAAATGGAACTACAAAGAATGAAAATTCCTCTTGCAGATTTAGATGCTCAATATAAACGAAATACAAGAAGTTTAGAGCAATTAAACAGACAACAAAGAATGAATTCACGAGTAGGAAAACTTAAAACAGCAGTGGGAAATGGTGCTAAGAAAGTAGGGAAAGCAGCAGTTGCAGGAGCAGTTGTTGGAACAATAGCTGTAAGTTATGGAGCAGTTGAATCAGCAAGGGCATATACGGACTTTAACGGACAAATGAAGAGGGTACAAGCCATTGCAAATGCTTCAGCAACAGATTTTGAGATATTAGAAAAATCAGCTATGAAATTTGGAGCAACAACTTCTTTTACTAGTATACAATCGGCTCAAGCGATGGAAAAAATGGCATTAGCTGGTTTTTCAACTAAAGAAATACTGTCAGGAATGCCAGGAGTTTTAAATCTTGCTGCTGCTTCAGGAGAAGATTTGGCATTAGTATCAGATATTATAACTGATAATTTAATCCCATTTAACATGACTGCTAAAGATACTAATCGATTTGCCGATGTGTTGGCTTATACAATGAGTAAGACAAATGTTGATGTAAATATGTTAGGGGAGTCTTTTAAGTATGCTTCTGGTGGAGCTGGTTCCCTTGGTGTAAGTTTAGAAGAAACTTCATCAATATTAGGACTTATGGGAGACCAAGCAATTAAAAGTGGACAGGCAGGAAGAGGATTAAATGCAACCTTTACCAATCTTGCTAAAAAATCAGATTCATTAAAAAAAATAGGAATTAATATAAAAAATTCAAAAGGTGAGTTTGTTGGAATGACTGCTACGGTTCAGCAGTTTGAGAAAAAAATGGCTACTATGGGGAAAGTAGAACGAGTAGCTTTTTTAAATGATGTTCTTGGAAAGCAAGGAGCATTAGCATTTGGGAAACTTTTAACAGCTCAAAAAACTATTAACGGCGTAGCATACACTGGAGCTGCAGCAGTAGAAAAAATGATAGAAGCAACAACAGTTGATAGTGTGAATGCCTCTTCTAAAATGAGAGATATAATGCTTGAAGGTGCAAATGGAAGTAGAATTCTATTTTTATCAGCAGTAGATGGAATAAAAATAGCTATAGGAAAAAAGATGCTATCTGAAGGAGTTTTACTTCAAGTAAAAAAAGTAACTTTATATTTGTCAGAACTAGCAAATGTAATTAATGGGACATTTTCAGATGAACCTGCTAACAAATTTTGGCAAGAAACATTAGCAACAGCTAAAAACTTTATAAACTCTTTTAAAGAAGCACTTGCTCCTGGAATAGAAGCAATAAGATATATGTTTCCAGGAGATGGAAATTTCTTAAGTGGTTTTATAAAAGGATTAATGGATTTAGTAGTAATAGTCACAACAGTGGTTTCTACAATATTACAAGCTCTAGCACCATTTATAAGATTAATAACCTATATAATTGGAGTTGTGGGGGTAGATAACATATTGGTGTTTGTTGGAGCTTTTATGTCTGTACTGGGAATAATAGCAATTATCCCAGTTATAACAGGTATAATCACAACTTTAACAAGTTTAACAGCCATTTTAGGTGTAGTGAAAGCTGCAATGTTAGCAATGGGTGGACCAGTGGTATGGATTATTGCAGCATTTGCTTTATTAGCTTTTATGGTTTATAAAAATTGGGCAAAAATAAAAGCAACTTTTGCTAAATTTCCAGAATTAATTGTTTTTATATTAGGACCAATAGGTCTTTTAGGAGCTACTATTTATAGAAATTGGGAAGCTATAAAGAACTTCACATTAAATTTAGTATCTACAATAGTAAATTTATTCTTTAATTGTATAGAATCAATTAAAAATTTCTTTATGGGGTTGTGGGAGAAAGCTAAAGAAATATTTGGACAATTTCCAGAGATTTTAGGCTTTATTTTAGGACCTTTAGGCATGATAATTGCTACTGGAATTAGAATATATAGAAATTGGGATACTATAAAAGCAAAAGGATTAGAATTAAAAGAGGCTTTAGTGAGTACCTTTCTTGGAATGGCAGAAGGGATAAAAGGTGCATTTTCTGGAATAACAGAATTTTTTAGTGGAGTCTTCACTGGAATTTCAACTAAATTTTCTGAAATAAAAGAAATGATAAAATTACCCTCTCCCCCAGATTGGGTAATGAAAATTGTAGGAAAAGGAAGTGCTACAGAGTCAGCAGTTGGAACAGCAAGTACAGTAAGTCAGACAACTGAACCTCTTGTTGGAATAAACGGAAGTCATAGAATGGGACTTAGAAATGTACCGTTTGACGGATATATTGCTGAACTCCATAAAGGTGAGAGAGTCTTAACAGCAGAAGAAAATAAAGGTAGTTTATTAAATTCTATATCCACTGTTGGGAATACAAGTTCAACCACCATTAATAATTCAACTGAAGTAGCTCCACAAGTTCCAACTTTAGTATTTAATCCAATTATCAACATTCAAGGAAATGTAGATGAAGGGATTATGGAAAAACTAAATGCAAAGCTTGAAGAAATGCAAAACAACTTCCAAAAAATGCTAGAGGAGGCTCTATATGAAAAAAGCAGAACAACAGTATAAAGTTTATATAACTCAAAGAAACGATACTTGGGATCTAATATCCTATAAAGTTTATGGTGATGAATTTCTGATGAATCATATAAGAAAAGCTAATAAAGATTTTTTAAAAATTGTTAGCTTTCCCTCTGGCTTAGTATTAAAGATACCTAAAATTGAAAAAACATTAAAAGAGGAGTTACCACCATGGGTTTAGCAAGAAGAGTCAGTATAGTAGTTAAATATGGTGGTGATGATATCTCAAAAAGCTTAGAAGAGTACATATCTAAAATAACTATTACAGACAACTTCAAAGATTCAATAGATGATGTGAGTCTTAGTTTAAGGAATGATAATGATAGATTTTTGATGCCTAAATGGGCATTGGAAATTTATCAAAAATTAGAAGTAACAGTTATTACTGAAAATTGGAAAAAAGAAGATGAGGGAAGATTATCTTATCCACTGGGAAGCTATAATATAGACTCCAGAGATTTTTCTAAAAACTCAGTATCAATAAAAGCTTTAGCAATTCCACTTGGAGAAGCACAAGATCAAAAGAATTCAAAGTCTTGGACTTCTATAACTATGTCAGACCTAGGAAAGGAAATGGCTAAAAAACATAATTTAAAGTTTAAATTTATGAGTAAAAGTAATCCTAAACTTACTAATTTAAAACAAGAAAAAGAAACAGATTTTTCCTTTTTAAAAAAGATAATAACTGATGAAGGTGCAGTTTTAAAAATTGCATTTGATAAATTAATAATATTTGATGAAGAGAAATTTGAAAAGAAGGCTGCTAAATTTAGACTAAGTGCGAAAGAGTTGGATTATAGGCTTACAGAAAAAACCAAAGAAGTATATGATGCCATAGAGGTAACATATATTAATCCACAAACTAATAAAACTGAAAAAATAATGGTTACTGCTACAACGAGTAACCAAATTAAAAGTGGGACAGGTAAAAAAACAAGTAATCCATACGGTAAATATTTTGGAGAAAAAACAGAACCTAAAAAGAAACCTAAAAAAACAAATGATAAAATCTTGAAATTGAATAGGAGAAGTAAGAGTGAAGATTTAGAAGAATTTGCAAGAAAAAAATTAAAAAAAGAAAACACTAAAAGAGTAGAATTATCTTTTTCAATAGTGGGTGATATGGGGATTTATTCAGGAGATACTTTTGATTTATATGATGCAGGTATTTTTGATGGGAAATATTTAGTCAATAAAATTGTAAAAAATATACCTGGATTCAAATTTTCCATAGATTCATATTTAGTAAAAAGTCATTATAAGGGGGATTAATATGGGGAGCACTACTATAGCTTTTGGAGAAATCCATAGTGTTAATGAAACAAATTATACTGCAGTAGTAAAACTTGATGAGTCTGATGGAATTTTAACAGGAGATTTACAAATTATGACTTCAATGAGTTATTTAAATAAAAATTCTGAATTACCACACCCTAAAACTCCTTGTATTGTACTAATGTTTGATGATAGTAATGAAAGAGGAGTAGTGATTGGGGGTAGGTTTTCAGATATGAATCCTTGCGATTTATCAAAAGGAAAGAAAATAATAAATTATCAAAAAAGTAAAATAACAATAAATGAAGATGGAGCTATAGAAGTTGAATGTGATACTTTAAAAGTAAAATCTAAAAATATTAATATAACTGCTGAGAAAACAGTAATTACATCAGCTGTTGAAATCAAAGGAACAGTTTCAATTTCTGAAAAATTAACTTTGAAAAAAGGACTATCTTCAAGTGGTGGAGTAGGAATTTCAGAAAGTGGAAATATAGATATGAGTGGAAAAATCTCTACAAAAGAAATAGTTAGTGGAAAAAGGTTTGTGGAAGTATGAGTATAATAAAAAGCTTATATAATGACACAAAAGATAGAGTATTAAATGATTACCTAAATGATATACCAATTATAGGAACAATAGGAAGGTTAGGTGGCTTTGGTCCAGTTGCTTTTAAAGTATCAGAAGGAAATACTTTAACTCCTAAAGAGTACTCTATGACTGTAGGAAATGATACTATTTCTCATTCAAGAATTGGTGGTCCACCTATAACAGAGTTTTCAAATAGAAAACTAAGGACTGTTAATTGTGATATCAAATTAATTTTTACATTAGCTCCAGTGCAAAGAAGCATAGATAAATTTATTGATATGTGTGAGTTAGGGGAACATTACCCTCTTATTATGGGTAATCAAAAAATAGGGGATCAGAACTATATTTTGAAAACGTTCACTGCTAAAGTTACTAAAACAGATGGAAAAGGAGCTCCTATTGTTGCTGAATGTTCTTGTCAATTTGAAGAATATATCAATAAAATTGATAAGAAAAGAACAGATAAATTTATCCTGGAGAAGGGTATAAAAAAAATGGCCGATAAAGCTATAGACAAAGTAAATAAAGTAGCAAAAGAAACTATTGAAAAAGTCAGAAATTGGTGAGGTAAAAATGATAATAAATAATAAAGTAAAACCTACCGACCCTTTACTAATTCAATTATATATTTTGTTGAATACAACAAGAGGAGAAGTACCTTTATTCAGAGGATTTGGACTAGATGGAAGATTAGTAGATAAACCAATCACTGTAATTCAAAATGGAATATTTACAGAAATTCAAGGTCAAATGAATAAATATATAACTGATTTAAAACTGATACAAGTATTTTGTGATATGGGAGAAAATGGGTTAGAAATAACATGTGAGGTGGAAATAAATGAATGATTTGATTTTAATTGAATCAGATGCTAAAGAAATATTAGATGACGCATTAAGTTTTCATGAAGAAATAACAGGGGAAAGATTACCTATTAGTTCAGAAATAACTTTTATATATTCTACTGTTGCTGCAATGCTCTCTCAAACAAAAGCAGAGATGAATCAAGTAGCTTTAGGAAATTATCTTAAATTTGCTAAAGGAAGTAGGTTAGATTTGAAAGGAGATTTGTTTGGTACTAGAGGTGATAGGTTAGGAGCAAACAGAGCTAGAACAACAATGAGATGTCATATCTCAAGTATTGTTGAAAGAGATGTAATTATTCCTGTTGGAAGTAGATTCTCAAAAGGAGAATTAATATTTAAAAATGAGAAAATAGGAATAATAGAATCAGGAAGCCTATTTGCTGATATTCCAGTTGTTGCTGAAAAAGAAGGAGAATTAGATGAAATATTGATTGGAGAAATAAAGATTTCAATTGATAGATATGATTACTTCCAAAACTGCGAGAATATAACACCTGTAACTGGTGGAGCAGATATTGAAAATGATGAAAGATACAGGGAAAGAATAAGAGAAATACCTGAGTCATTCACAACTGCAGGTTCAGAATATTCATATATCTTTGGTGTAAAAAAAGCCTCTTCTTTAGTGGAACAAGTAGCAATTCATTCTCCAATACCTAATATTATTAACATATATGTGGTTGGAGAAGATATAGAAAAATTATCTATAGAAGAGAAAACTAAAATTTTATCTGAAGTCAATTCTATAAAAATAAGACCTTTAGGAGATAAAGTTAATATTTTAGATCCTACATTTGTAAATTATGATATTGATGTGGAATACACAACTTATGATGATTTTATAATTACAAAAAAAGTACTAGAAGATAATATTATAAAAAAATTAAAATCATTTACTTCAAATTTTAAAATTGGAGAAGATTTAAATATTCAAGATATTATAAAAATCTTTAAAGATGAAGGAGTAAAAAGAGTAAATCTAAAGTTATTAAAAGATATTAAAATATCAGAGTTGGAAATAGCAAAATGTAACTCTATTTCAATTAAATATGTTTTGGATGAGGAGGAATAAATGAAAACAATTTTTGATGAAAATATATTTCATTTAGCACCTTCACTACTAAAAAAGAATAATAAAGATATACTTTTAGTACTTGATAAATTATATAAGAAACACATAGTAGATAATATTAGAAAGTTAGTATTAATGGATAGAATTGATGAATTAGAAAACTTTGAAATAGACTTATTAGCAGAAGAATTACATGTAGATTTTTATGAAATCACATTAGAATTGGAAGAGAAAAGAAGTTTAGTAAAGAAAACTTTAGAAATGCATATGATAAAGGGAACACCCTATGCAGTACAAGAGGTTTTAAATATCTTCTTTTCAGAAGCAAAGATAATAGAATGGTTTGATTCAAAAAGTGCTAATGGTACTTTTAAAGTACAAATATCAGATTCAAATGCAGATCATAATAAGACTAAAAGAATTATGAGTATGATTAATGCATACAAGAGAACTAGTCAACATTTAGAAATATTAGAATTTGTTGAAATAAACTCTAAAAAACTATCAGTATTTGGGATAAACTTTAATTTTTCTCACAGATTAGATAAAATAAAATTTAGAGAATTGACTGAAATCAGTGGAAATAATAACTATTTCTCAACTAATTATTCTAGTACATACAAAAAAAATACAGGGAAGGTGAGTTATGAGGACTGAGGAATTAATCTTCACTAATGCAGGGTTAAAGTTATTTAAACAAGCTTTAGCACAAGAAGTAAAAGTAGATTTTACAACAATGAAAATAGGAACAGGAAATAAAAGTACAATAGAAGAATATGAAGCTCTAACTACTCTTGTAGAAACTTACAAGACAATAGGCTTATCAAACTTACAAATGACAGAAACAGGGCTGATAAAAGCCACATCCTACTTCACAAATGAAGATTTTGAGAGTGAAGTAGTTATAACAGAGGTGGGATTATTTGGAAAGTTAGAAACAGGAGAAGAAATATTAGTTTGTTATGTTAATGATGGATATGGGGAATCTTTTCCTCCTGGTAATAGTGGAAATATATTACAGAAGCAACGAAGCTTTGAATTTGGTATAGATAGAAACACAAAAGTAACAGCAGTAATTAGTTCAACAATGTTTGCTACCTCTAAAGACCTGGAAGAAAAAGTAAATAAAACTAGAAAAATATCAACTGGGACAGGATTAAATGGTGGTGGAGATTTAACAAAAGATTTAGATCTAAAACTTTTACCTGCTACAAAAAATAGTATTGGTGGAGTGATAGCAGGAGATAATGTAGAAATAGACAAAACAGGAAAAATATCAGTTCCAGGAAAATATACCCACCCAGCTGGAAATGGAAATAATCATATTCCAATTGGTGGAAGATTAAAAGATTTTTTAAAGTGGACTGCTGCAGGAGTTGCAAGTTGGGGTAAGATATTAGCTTCTGAAATAGAACTAAGCTCTACTCAAAGATTTGTAACAGACTTAGAAAAAGCTTATTGGAATGGAAAAGAACCAGCTTTTACAAAAAAATCTGCTCATAATAAAGATTTTGGATTTGATAAATATGAGGTAATGCCTGGAGAATTATTTCCTGCAGAACTAGGAACAGATTATGCAGGAATATTAAATGTTACTGGAATTAAATATGTGGGAAAAACATATTTTTGTACAGCTACGAAGAAAATATATTTATGTAAAATACAAAACAGTTTAACCTATGCAGATTTAGAAAAATTTGTGGATATTTCTCACAAGGGATTATTGGATAAATTAGAGAATTTAATCAATATTAAAAAATTTAGTCTAAACGAATATATCAATATAAATATCCCTAATTATGAGGGATATGACCTTTCTGACAGTATTAGACAAGGGTATACATTATTCTTTGTTCTAATTGGTTCAGGTGGAAGTTGTCAAACTCATATGTTATCAACTCAATCCAGTGTACCTACTGGGTATTATGTACCAGCACCATTAGGGATGTCGTCAATAGCCCTTATAGGAAATAAAATAAAAGTAAATAATTATTTAGAATCTATACCTTTAGGTGCTTCTATTAATATTCATGCAATTGTAGCAATGAAAGCTTAATTAAATACCATAGATGGCTTTTATAGAATTGGTTGTATTACCTAATGTATGAAAACCAGCAACTTTAAGAATTCCATTTTTTACAGTTATATTAATGGCTTCAAAATTTTGTCCTTCAGCCCCATATAAAATTGATAACCTAGCTCCAAAGTTAATAAGATAAGCCGTTGGAAAAGTATATTCCAATGTTCTATTTACTTCATCACCAGAGGTTGTGTACCAATCAACTACAAATACAATTGTTCTATATTTTGATATGTTTACATTAGTTAGTATAGGAACTGTACTCGTTGCAGGAATTGGAGATATATTCAATTTGGTACAAACTGTGAATAAATTCTCTAATTTAAGGGTATAAAAAAAGACTCCAAATCCTGAGGGGGACCTAAGGATTTGGAGTCTAGAAAACAGAATATTGTATTAAATTATGTTTTCTTATATAGGTATAAAAAAGCCCTTAAGGGCTGAGGTAACTTATGCAAAAATTACGATTAGAATAACTGTTAAAATTAGTAGTATAGCTATAATAACGTTTCCACTAATTTTGCAATTATTAAATTCAAATTTAATCATTAGTTTACCTCCCTTTATATAAAAGTTGTTCTACCTTGTTCAAGGGCAGAATGAAAGCTCCCACATAAGTGAGAGCTTCTATCTGAACGTGAATAAACAACTTTTTATAAAGGTGCCTTTAAAGGACTTATGTAATAATTATATTCTAATTTCTTTTAAAAGTCAAATTTTTATTGCTATAATTATTTAACAATAAAAATAGAACTGGAGGATTTATGGAACTTAATTATAACAAGGCTAATTTAGAAGTTTACACTATGTACCTGGACTCAAACAAGGCAAGAAATTTTGAGAGTATGAAAACAACTTACAAGATTTACAAGAGTAATATGATGCAATTCTTAGTTTATTTACAGAAAAATGAGGGGAATAGAAGAGAAAAAGGAATGATTTAATTACTTAAAATTGACATAAATTAATGAATTTATTCACATTTAATAATGGCCATTATTTTTTTATCTCTTTATTTCATTAGTTTTAGGTATTTTTAGAAAAAATAGTGTTTGATAAATTTTTCAAACCCTGGAGTAATTTTAAAAAAGATAAAATCAATAAAACACTCATATTTACAAATAATAAAATTAGTAATAATTGCGTAAATTCATTAATTTACCCATAAAAAATAAAATAAAAAAGGAGAGAAAATATGGAAAAAATCTACATATATTCAAAAGAAAATTTACAAATAATAGGGATACCTGCAGTAACAAATTTAGAAGAATTTTTAAAGAATCCTCTAAAATTTTTTCCAAGTTTTAATGAGAAAACTATGACTTTTTCAAAAGTTGTATATAATTTTCCAGTTTTAGAAAGTCATATAATAAGAGAAAAGACTAGATTTGAATTAGTGAGTGAGGGAATAGAGGAATTAAATGATGGAGAGCTTTTAGAAAATAATGAAATTATCTTTATAGATGTTCCAGGTAATTTGTACACTCCAAAATGGAATAAAGAAGTCAACACTTGGGAAGAAAGTGCTACTTTAAATGAAATTGAATTAATCATAAAAAAGCAACTAATTGGAAAAAATAAAGAAAATAATGCATACACAGTTTCTAATTTTAGAAATTTAGAATTAGAAGCTGAGATAAAAGAGTTAGAAAAAAAACATAGTGAAATATCTATGGAAATAGTATACAAGGAGGCTATCAATGAATAAGGCTAGTAAAAGAACAATTAAAAGATGTAAATATCTACATCATAAAATGGCATTATGGTTAGGATATATGTTAGCTACTTCTCCAGTTGATTTTTTTGTAACTGAGGGATTAAGAAGTGACGCAGATCAAAACAAATATTATAAGAAAGGTACTTCAAAATTAGATGGATATAAGAAAAGAGGTAGACACCAAGATGACTTATCTACCCCTGAAATTGATTCAAGAGCAATTGATATATATTATGTTGGGTGGACTAATAAAGATGCTAGTAATGACCCTAGGTGGACTAAATTATATGAGCATGGAAAGCTATGTGCTAATAAATTAGGAATTAAATTAGTGTTTGGATTTGACTGGGGTTGGGATAAACCACACTATGAGTTAGAAAAGGGGGAATAAATGAAATGGATTATGAATTTTTTCAAAACTGAAACTATAGAGAAGGTATCAGGCGATATCAAAGACGTCAAAATTGTTAAATATGATGTAACAAAAATATTAGTGATAGTTTTTGTATTAGGCATAATCGGAATATCAATAATTGAAATCGATAAAGATTTGAAAGAATTAATTATTCTTAAGTGGTTAGAATTAACAGGTTTTTTAGTTATGAATTAAAAAGGAGATATTATGACAAATAAATTTGGTGGAATATTTTTAGATTGTGGAATATTTGCAGTAGGAATAGCAACTTCATTATTGGGTGGAATAGATGCGAGTATGAAGGCTTTGTTAGGGTTAATGGTTATAGATTTTATTACTGGAATAATGAAATCAGCAAAAAAAGGTGTTCTCAACTCTGATAGAGGATTTAATGGAATAAAGAGAAAAGCAACTATGATCCTTCTAATAATTGCTACAGTTTTACTTGATCAACTGGCAGGGCTGAATGGTTCAAATATTAGTTTTAGAGGGCTAGTTATAAGTTTTTACATAGGTATGGAAGGGATAAGTATTATTGAAAATGCTGAAGCTCTAGGTGTTCCTGTTCATTCTAAGATTAAGGAAATGTTTAAAAATTTTACAAATAAGAAATAATATAGTAGAATAGAGATGTCAAAGTCTCTTTTTTATTTTATAGAAATTAAAGGAAATGAGAGGAATTATTGTATAATATAGTGTAAGAAATAAATCGATGGGGAGAAATAAAAAGTGAATCTCTACATTAAAAATATCTTTACTGCTTCTGAATCTTTACAAATTACTGATGTAATAACTCTTATTATTGCGATAATAACTTTCTTAATAACTTTGTATCTATTTGTGTTAAAATATGGAATTAAATTCAAAGCAACACTATCATTGACCTCTAATAGTGATTCCAATGTTCCATTTTTTACACAAATTACAATTCTAAATTTGAAAGATAAGGTTATTTTAATTACTGCAATTTATGTAAAAATTAATAATATTTATATACTAATAAAAGACTACAAGGAAAATCCTTTAGTTTTAAATAGTTTATCTGCAGTTAATATTGATACTCATCCAGTTGAATTTTATACTTGGGATATGAATAAAGTAGAGATAAACGAAGTTTTTTCTTCTACTTATAAAAAGAAAATTGTAATTTTTACTACCAGTGGAAAAGTAGAAGTAGAGCCTTCTTCATTATCAAGTCATTATCAAGAACTTAAAAAGCCCTTTATAAAAAAAATCAAACCAGTAAGATTGTTTTACCATGAAAATATTTCAGGTTCAGCAGTAAAGTATGTCTTAACATTTTATAAAAAAGGTTCAATCAGTGATGTCATTAAAATTAATGAACTTGATCTAAAACTAAAAACAAATTTTTTTAATTACTTTAAATTAACAGATAAATGTTTGGAAAATTCAAAATTTTTATATGATTATATTGAAAAACAAAAACAAAATAAACTTTTACACTATGATGAACTTTTTATAGTTGATTGTGAAAGAGAAAGAAAACGTATCTTTTCTCACTTTTTAGAAAAAAAAGAAATACTAATCAAGCCAATTGATTTAAAAAAATATAAAATTTTAGAATTTTATTATACTTTAAATATATTCACAAAGATTAAATAA